TTTCATTGCTGCTGAAAAAGCAAAGCCTTCAAAGTCTCTGTTCATTAATTCTCTTTGAACCTCAACTACAAAAGTTTGCCTATCTTTGTCATTAGGGAACACACGCTTCAATGCATAGAAAGATTTGTTTGGATCAAAGTTAAATGGATCAGCAATTAGATTCTCATTGTCTTCCAGATACAATTCATCAAGAAGCTTTGTTGTTTCTGCTTTAATAGTTTTAAGATCATGAGCAGAGGCAAGCATGTGCCTTACCAGTGGCTCAATCATTGATTGAGCAGCATAATCATTTTCAAGTTTTAAGTCTTTTGACATAAACAAATCTATACGCTGACTTGCGTTTCCTGTTCCATATTTTTTATCTTTAAAAACATCTAATACTCTTGAGTTAAATCTTTTCTCATCTTGCAAAGTGTCTCTTGTAACTTTAATAATATCAGCAATGTTACCACCTCTAAAATTTCTAACCGCAATAGCAGAGCGAAGGATTGCATCTTGCTCTTTTGTAATGCCACCATCTTTTAACAAACGGTTATTAAAGTCACCATCAGAATCAGGGACGTTGCTGTATCTTAAGTAATGATTAACAATTGTATCAATGAAAGTTTTTGACTCAGGCTCACCACTTATTACTCTCTCAACTCCATTTAACAAGCCTTGAGGAGTGACCCCCAATACAGTAAGAGAGTAATTTAAGTTTGGATCTTCTAATGATTGAGGTGATCCATAGTAACCAGTCATGTCTGTGCCTTCTGGAAGGCCAGCTTCTTCACGAATAACATCATCGGCAGCATCTCTAGTCATAGATTCACTATTAGACATTCTTACTGAGCGTCTAAAGTCACTCTTTGCTTGGTCAAACTTAGTTGCTTTTTTAACAGTACCTTCAGCTTGAGATATTTCTGATCTACGAGCATTAGCAAAACGATCAATATACTCTCTATCGTCGGAGTAAGTCTCATCATCAATAATCTTTTGAACCATTGGCCTTAATGATTCTGGTAATTTTTCATTTATACTTTGAGTTGCTAAAGAGTTTTCAATTAGCAACGCAATAGAAGATGTCATTGGCTTTTGAATAACATTGCCAGCTTCGTCTTTGTCTTCATAGGTTGCGCCAATAGACATGACACTTGAAAGTAAACCAGTCTTCATTGCGCGGCGCATAACAGCAATATTGTTAGCAGCTTGATTTGCTGTTTGAACACCAGCAGCTACAGCATCCATTTGTTTCTGAGATGATGATCTTAAATAAACATCAGCATCAGGAGAACCCATTGAAGATAATTTAGAAATGTTTGCTGAATCAGTTTTAGCATCATCTTCTAAATTGCCACGCTCAATCTCTTGCTGAATAGCAAAGCGTTTTGCAAGCAGATTAGTTCTGGTGCTTGCCATCCAAGCGGCGGCAATGTCTCTAGTTGTTTCTTGAAAACGAGGCTGGACATTCTTAGTTACCTGAGACAGATACTCACCCATATCTGCTTCATAACGCTCAACAGCTTGTGGGTGGTTCTGGTGTGTAATGGCAATCTCTGCAGACTTTTCTTTAATTGCAGACTCTACAGACTTTACATATCTGTTCTCAGCTACTTGCTCAAATGCATCACGGGCAATAGTGCCAAAGCCCTCAGGCATAGAAGGCATGTTAAAGGTTTCAATCTCACCAGTAAGCGGATCAATTGTTCTAAAGTCAGATCCTTTAATGGCTGCGGCAGTTTCCATACCAGTGCGCTTAGCCTGATCCGCTGCGGCTCTGTAGGCGGTTTCAGTTAGTTCATCGGCTGCACGACCAACAGTTTGCCAATACTCTTCCCCTGCTCGACTAGCTCGAACAACGCCAATTGGCTGATTCCTAAATGTTCTCTGCTCTCTAATTACAGCCATGTTACTAACCTATGTTTTAACGGTTTCGTACTTGTACCAGCCAGAAGCAATAGAAGTTGCTGCACTGATGTACGATGCCTTCTGCGCCTGACGACCTTCATAAAGACGCTGACGCTGTTGATCTCCAAGCCTTGCTGTCTCAGCGGTAGCCTGATAGTTGCTTCTCTTAACGTCACTGTAAGCAACGTCCTTCTGCTTATCCAAGAAAGCTTTAACTGATCGGTCACTCATGTCACGCCCAGAGAAAGCAAACCAAGCAATGTTACTTGCTGTTGCTGACTCAAACTGTTCCATGCGATCATTTTCACGCTGGATTGCCTCAAGAGCTACTTGCTTCTTTTGCTTCTCAAGTTGTGCTGCATCAAACGCTGCAGCTTGTTTTGCAGCTCTGCCGCCTTGAATTGCTGAGTAAGCAGAAAGACCAGCACTGATTCCTAATAATATTGTTGGTAGTGCCATTAGAATATTACCTCCGCTACCAAGCCATTAACTTGCATCTTTAATGGCGCAGATTGACTAATTGTGACTACTGGATCTTTTGAATACCCAAGCAATCTAAATTCTTTTTTGCCAGTAACAGGCGTTCTGCTTTGGCTAAAGTCATCAGTTACCTGATATATAAGAAGCCTTGTGTTGTTTACTGACACAGACAATGTATCTAGTAAGTCAAGTGTTACTTTATTAACACTGCGAGGCTCACCAGTAATAGGGCCATTAGAAGCGTTAGCATCAATAGGCAGCGTTATTGCCTCAATATCAAACTTGTATCCAACCTCTACATTAGAAGCAGTCAACTCAGATACAGAAGATATATCTACATTGCCACCAGCTACAGTAAACTCCCCATAGTAATCATCGCCATCAACAACAGCAACAACAGCACCATTGTTAAACTGTGACGAAACTGTGGCAACACCAGCGGTAAAGCTAAACTCCCCAGAGAAGTCTAGGTTAGCATTGTCAGTCAGTTCCATAAGAATATACTTGTCAGTACCATCGCCTAGATCATATTTAGCTGTAGCAAATACTCTTTCATCTACTGTGCAGATAGAGTGGAACTCACCATTGGTTGTGATCTCAGACCAGCCAGCTTTCTTGTTTACACGATCACTGTAAAGAACAGACATTGTTCCATCGTTGTTTACAAAGAACGCATAAGACTCTGGTCTGTTTAATGCACCTTGAGCAATAGTTAATTGCTTTGGAACTTTAATCAAATGAGAAGACAGAACCGACAATGCGCCAGATACATACGCCCCCTCAGAGTCATCGTAAACATACTCACGCACTACATTGCCATTACGCTGCACATAGATTGTTGATCCATCAAACGGCTTTGGCTGCACATAAGATGCGCCATATGGAGTCTGTGATTTAATCTGTGCATTGGTAGGAGTAATAGCACTGGTAGTCAAAGATGGAATATAGAACTCAGATGTTGAGGTAAACAACTGCAAGTCTCTGTTAGATACAATGTGGCGAATAGAGTTGATCTCGCCTACAGTTGCAGTCAAGTCAAGAGCATCGTTGTCAGCACCATCGCCAACATCCCAGTTAAAGAACTGACCAATCTTAGTTGCCCAAATACCATTAGGCTTAGAGCTTGTGCCAGCAGCCCATAAGCGATTCTCGTGGAAACAGATTGCCGTTGGAAAGCCACGGATGCTGCTCCATGCTTGCTCATCCCAAGAAATAGTGGGTGCATGTGTTTCAATCTTTGGAGTGCCGCCGCCATCTACTGATTCGGTTGCGTTAGCACCAGCAACAAATACATACCTGTTCTCATCAAGAACATCTGCAATAGTTCTAGCACCATTCAATTGGTTCTTGCTAATGCCACCAACAGTACCAGCATGATCGACAACAATAGCGTCACCGATGTTTAATCCATGAGCAACCTGTGTTACTTCAACATCAGCAATACCTTCTGTAGTTTTAAAAGCATTGAAGTCCAGATGAACCTCAAGTTTGTCTTTAATTGTTCCAACCGCTGTTGTTGCATTGGTGTAAGCAGTGATTTCAATCTCATTACCTTGATACCTAATAACCTTTCCAACGTGATCTGACGTAAAGTAATCAGCACTGGTTGTCAGAATTGCACCAGTTCCTGTTGTCTTGTCTACATCAAGAGTCATGCCAAGTGGCTGGAATGGATAGTAGGGCTGATAAATAATATCGTCATTAGCATCCACATCAAATACATATGGACGCACTTCAAATGTAGTTAAGCTTGTTCTTGTTAACAGTAAGAAAGCAAAAGAACTGTGAGCGATAAACATAACATCGCCAGCTTGAACAAAGCTAATCTCTTGTAGGATGCTGTCAGTAATTGGCAAGGTAACAGCATCTGTGTCTTGAGTGATTGTAGCAGTCAGAGATACAACGCCTGTGCTTGGATCAATAATAAACACACGGATCTTCTGATGCTCAAAAGATACAATGTATCTTTCATCATCTGAAAAGATAAACGGCTCAATCCTAATTTGTTGCGTCTTGCTTGTGTCTATGGTTGTGTCAAACTCATAGATCTTCTGCGATCCAAAGCGTTTCTTTAGACCACCTTCTGATTTAATCAAGAGATTGGTTATCTTCTTTGCCGCATTGTTATACACGCTCAAGTCTGTTCTTGAGACCATAGATGGGCTGAGTTCACCAAACTGAAAGTTAGTAAGAGGCACACGGATCTTAGTTGGCATTAGCTGCGCCTTTCAGAAATGAACCTCGAAGTAGTAAGCTTTCTTGTTGTCTGCTGTTGTGCATCTAGGTTTCTAGCTTTTGCCATAGCACGTTGCGCTTGGTTTTCCATAATGTTTGCAAGGTTTGCATCCCTTGCAATAGATGAAGCAAAGATTGTTGCTAGTGCATATTCAACAGCAATAACAAAATATGAAGGCCAGTTCTCTTCACCAGCCCTAAATGAATAGTCGGCAATAACTACATCAGATGTAGATGTATCTGCGTATACTTTGTCGCCATAAATTTGATATTCAATTGGCAAGTCTGCAACTGTAATAGCGTGTACCATCAAATTGTCTGTAGGTAGCTGGTAGGCATAATTGTACCTACCTGTAGGCGCGGCTGTAAGCCTGTTAAGCACAGCCTGATTTGTGGCAAACCGCCAGCGTGTGTTGACAAGAGATGCTCTTGCAACATCCTCATACATATTTACAGAGACAAGAGCCTCTGTAGTACCTTCATTAAATGAAGTAATCGGGTCTGCACCAATAAGAATTAATGCCTTGGCACAAATATCAATTGGTGAGTTGGATGCAATGCTAGTTACTGCCATGAAAGTTGAGGGGGCCGAAGCCCCCTCCCCCTGTGTTAGTCGCCGTCTGTTTCAGCTACCGCTGTGCCGTCAGACACATCGACTACAGTACCAGTGTTTGACAAAACGGTGCAGAAATTTGATGTCGGTACATTAGTATCGCGCACGATAATTAAGTCACGAACATCCAGCATGTTTGCCGCACTGTTAAAATACCCTTCGGTATTTACGGTAGCAATGGCATCAGCAGATGTATACATCCACAAGCTACCATTTGAATCACCACCAATACGAGTTAGTCCGCTTGAAGCAAAAGCCATTTTCTAACCCTCCTAGTTGTTGTCAAGGACTTCATAGACACCGTTGTCGTCAATAACAACAGCACCCATTGACATCATTGAGGTTGCAAGGTGAGAGACTTTCTCAGCTACATAGTTCAGCTCAGTTGTAACATCTGCGCCAATGCCAAGACCAACAGCAGATGTGTGGTAAGCAATGTTTTTGCCAGCAGTTACAGCAGAAGTTGAGAAGATCTTGAAGCCTAAGAACTCTTTCATTGTCATACCGCCCGCATATGGGAGGTTCTGCTCACCAACAAAGTCGCTTGAAGCAAACTCGTTAATTGTAAACAGATCGGCATAACCCTTCGGATGCATTGCAAGATAGCGACCGCCATCCTCAGGTACATCAGCAGAGCCAAAAGTTTCAAACAGTGACAGCAAATCTGCTTTCTCAAGAGCAGAACCAGTATCATGGATCTGAGTTGAGTTAGCACCAGCGTCCATTGCGGTCAAAAGGATGTCGTCAGTCTTACGACCAAGTGCTGCAGCAGCAGACTTAGCGACAGCTTGACGCTCATCGATGTTGGTCTTCAACTCATCCAGCTTGTCGATGTACTCGGCTGCATAGAAGTCAGCCATTGTTGTTTCGACATTGGTGTGAGCCAGTTCCATTGGTGTAACATTACCGTTACGAGATTTTGTTGAAGCAGAGCCAGTTCCGATTTTCTGGAAACGTACAGTGTTACCACTCACATTGCTTACTGAACGAACAGTGTTCCGCAACTTGGAACCCATACGCTGATAAGCCATATGAACTTCGGACTCGAACTGCTTAATAAAGGCTTGGTCAATTGTATTAGCCATTTTAAGCTTTCCTTATCAAAGAGAGTTACTATTGTCGCGGTTATCTGTTCAACATCCTCAACGCGATTGTCCTAGCGGGTCGCTCAGTGTATTACAGGCCGATTAGACGTATTATAAACACTAGATTGCACTGAATTGCAACGCACAAAATGTAACAACTCATATCCGTTAAGGATCAGTCTTTCATCTAGGATGACAAAACCAGACCATGCCAGCCACATTATTGTGTGGTGATGGTCAATTGGTACATAGTTTTCAATAAGATCGTAAGTTCCTTGAAGGAACTCAACTCCAACTCTACTGCTTTTAGCAAAGTTAAAATAATTTTTATCTATATCCGTTGTGCCAAGAAGCCAAACTCTAGCTTGGTTCTCTTCATTACCTACTGTTCCGCACATACCAATGGGTGTGTCGTTATGCATTACAGTGTAGTTGTTAGCCCCTTCTGTTTCTAAGGGGATGGTTAATGCTTCTATTGGAGATAGCATATGGATCGCGCACTCACGAATATCGTGAGGACGCATTTTTTCTGCTACATGCTTGGCATGTGAGAGTGTTGAGTCGGTAAGGTAAATGTTACCAACCCTTGCGTACTCATTAGCCATATAGTCTTTTGAATCCCTCTTCCACTTGCTTGATAAAGACAGGATCACGCCTTACTGGATCGTGATACCTTGGATCAAGCATCATCTGCTTTAATTCACTTTCGTTTGTTTGTGCAGCGGGGATGCTGTTTCCAGAAGGGCCACCTTCCCTTATGTTTTCCATAATATGCTCAAGAGCCATAACACCATCGGCTGTCTCACACATGCGCTCAATAGCTGGCATTACTTTCTCTGGAAAGAATTGATTAGCAAACAAACTAATAGCTTCAGTTCTAGCAGAAGCATTATCCCCTAGCTTCTGCAACTCAGCATCATAGTCAGGAACATTAGCATTGATTGCATTAACATACATGTTGATGCCTTCGCTAAACTCTTCCTGAGAGAAGCCATTCTCAAATGCATGATCTGCCCACCAGCCAAGCAATTCATTATCTGCAGCAAGAGTTTCATCAATGCCTTCTGGCAATTGATAGTCACCCTTATCCGCTGGCCTGTTTTGAAAGGCTTGCTCTTCTATTTCTTTTAAGAAAGAATCTTTAAGTTCTTGTTCTTTCTGACCAAGCTTACCTTCAAGAGAAGAATAAGCAGCGGCTAGATCTTCTGCAGACTTAAACTTTTCTGGTAGCCACTCAGGGCGTGACTGTTCTTCTGTTTGTAAAAGCGGATCACCGCCTTCAGTTACAATACCAGAATCCTCTACTTGAGCCTCACCAGACTCTGCTACTTGACCCTCTTCACTCATTTACTTTCACCTTATGTCCATTATTAATACGACCCTCAATGAGGCCAACGATATATCGCTGACCTTCAACATGCCGCAGTTCATCATTAGAAACTGCTGCACCATTCACTGATTCTATAGTAATAGATCGTAGGTAGCGCAATACTTCTTTTCCAGTGTCAGTGGAAAAGAGGCTTGCAACATTCTTACTTATGATAGCGTCTTCACTCTTCTTGCGGCGAAATCCGTCAATACCTACAAAGTTATTGCTGTCCACCAATAAGCTGCTCCTGTTGACTCGTCAATTGCTGTTGCTGTGCATACTGTTGCGCCATTGCAACCAGTTGCTGTCGCTCGTTCAAATCACGAATCAGAGTATCAGGTACACCAAACTTCTTAGCTAGATACACGGCTGTCTCTTCAGAGTTGATTAGAATGTTAGTAATCTCAGGCCCAAAGCGTCCCTGTACTAACTCAAGGAACCGAGCAACAGAAGTAATATCCTGATTTGCTTGCGCTTGTGCAAGAGGGGAAACAGAACGAACCTTTACATCTCTGCCATTAATTGTAGGTAGATCAATGCGTCCCTGTTTCTTTAGGATATAAACTACACGCTGCAATACAGGCTGTACAAGCTCTGCTTGCAGACGACCAAAGGCTGAACCAATGCGGCGTGAAAGATCTGCCATACGTTCTGCAACCTCAGTAGCAGATGCTGGGGTGCGATCAGGATTACCAAGCATGTCATTGTAAAGCGCACGTTTAATGTTCAAGCGCATGTCAGACAAGACAAGATTGGCAACATCAAACGATCCGGCTGACTGAATAGGCGTAAGACCACTAGATCCAACAGCTTTAGGAATGACTGTCCCTGGCACAAGATTGATTGTATCAGGATTAATCACACCATCATCTTCCATTTGATAAATGCCAGAGATAGCCATCTGTGCATTTTCTAGGATTAATTCGATGGTAAGGTTGGTTGTTTTGATTGCGCTCAATGCATTAATAAGTGGGCCGCGACCATAGATTTCACCAGCACACTTTGACCAACGGAAACAAACAAAAGGATTAGAGCCAACACCTTTGTAAGTTTCTGTAGAAATAATATCTTTAGTATACATCTCAATTGCAAAGAACATATACGCTTCTTCATTCTTAGAGGAGTAGTCTTTGCACACAACCTCAAGAACTTTTGTTCTTTGATCTGGACGCTGCTTAATAGAATCCATAACCTTAGGAGAGAACTTACCCTTTGGATACACGTTAGGTATATCTGAGTTACGCATACTACGCTCACGATAAACATGATCGATGCGATCATCAGGGCCAGCATCAAGCACTACATGCGGCAATGGGATAGCTGAGAAGTTTACTGGATTGATTGCATTGCCTTCAGATACATGAAGGATGCCAGTACCTACCGCAAGATCGAGAAAGGATTCGTGAACTTCTTGACCAAAGTTGGAGTTTTGAATGACTTCAAAAACGTAATCAGTGACTTCATCAAGTTGATTATTGACCTCATCGCGTTCCTCAGGAGGCACTTCAGAACCCGAAGTAAAATCTGCCCAACGAGCAAAGTTCGGCACA